TACAGAGATAATCTAATATCGAACGTGGTCGCCCCCGCTAACCGCACCTTTATTTGGGGCTTGTTATTTGATCTGGGTTTATTTAGTTTGTTTTGTGCGATCTGGGCAATCACATTATTTACGTTGTTTAATTAGATCTGGCATTATTTGATTTTGATTTTGTTTATTCGGGGCGCTGCATTATTTGGGCGCTCTCTTTCGATCTAGGCCTACCTATTATTTGCGAAATGTCACCCGACCTGCACTTTTTTTATTATTTTTTAACGTGGCTGGTGCAGTGAGGTGAAAGTTTTAAAAACTTTTTGTATTTACCCCCGTGCAGAAATTGACTTTTTTTATAATTTTTTTTGTTTGGGTTTACCGAAGAGGAGTAAAAAGACTAACCTCACTGCGGCGGCTACGTCAAGCAAAAGGGCCGCAAATCCTTTAGAATCAAGGAAAACTATTGTGTGTGGAATTTTTATTATTTTTATTTAATTAAATAGGGCAATCCACATTCAGTATTTGAACACCCATTCCTCCAGTCTTCTCTCTCTTATTCTCCCTTATATTGTTGTTATGTATGTATTGTAGTTTATGTTGTAGGTATAAGGGTTAGGCGACGATGGGAGGGGGTTGGTGCAGTAGGTATATGGACGTAAAACTATACTACATGTTGTGGTTTTAGTGTCCGACACTACAATATGTAACAAACAAAAGAATTTTGTAATTACAAATGAACAATATTATATATCACAGCCCCGACTATCAATCTTCATACTCATACCCAAAGTCCCCATCATTATATAATCCTACATTATAGGCTACAGGTAATCTGCTTATCTGGAACATGAAGTTGTCTTTGATTATGGTGTATTCCTTGACCTTGTGCTTGGTGGCTTTGATCGCTGATCGAAGGGAGCCGCCATGTTGAAACATGTATGGGAGGGCATGTTTGTAGAGTAGGAATTTATAAAAATAAAAAATACTACTAAAATTGATGCGCCCATTAAACACATCATCATATGATCTAGCCCCAAATATATTATGAGCCAAGTTCTTATCTTGCTCCACCTCCTCTGGCCTACCAATCATTCCGACTGATAGACCAGTTCCCCATTGTGATACTACATACTTCATGCTAACTCCTTCAATATGTTTGTTCCCTTGACTGTGATCTTACGCTTACCGTCGATCTCCATGAATCCACTGCGAAGTAGATTGTTCTCCGCCTCAAGCTGGATGGCAGAGCGGGACATCCCAGTGACAGCAGACAGCATCTGGAGGGAGCTAGGACCGTTGGATTTGAGAATGTCAAGGATCTGGACCTCAAGGTTAGTTAAACCCTGTGGTTTGATCCCCAAGATTTGTTTTATTTTAAGCCAAGCTTTTGCATCCACCTTTGGATTGTTATTGATCTCGCAGAATGCTTTGATCTCCAAAGCTCTTTTGATTGCACTACGAGCGTTACCACGAACGGTGTCAGCAATCTGATCAAGGACAACCTTATCGAACTGAACCCAATCAATTTTCTTCTGAATGATGTGAGCAAGCTCCTTGGAAACATAAGGCTTAAAATCGACGATGGTCATACGATCCTTCAATGGATCGAAGATTTTGTGAAGTTCTGTAGTAGCAAACAAGAAATTCTGCTTTTCAAAGTCGAATGTAGCGAAACCTTCTCCAATGGAAACCTGCTTACTCTTGCTCCCCTCAGTGTTGAACACCGTCAAGAACACCTCAGTCAAATCTTTAGGTAAGGCATGACACTCATCCAAAAGGACAGTGATCTCCTCTCCAGCGATAGCTGGCATGAAGACCTGTTCAAAAAACTGTTGAGCATTGCGGATTGTCCCGCAGTTAATCTCAAGAAGTTTTCTTTTGATTCCCTTAGCGAACTCCTTAGCGAACTCAGTCTTACCTAAACCTTTAGCTCCGTTGAGCATGATGGGTGGAATGATAGAGCCAGCTTTGTGAGCTTTAGCATAGAAATCAAGGCGACCCTTGACTTCGCTCTGACCTACAAGTCTTTCAAACATAGCTTAGTGGATTTGGAATTGAATAGTCTCTGTAGCCTCAAGCTCATCAGTGGTCGAAGAGACAACCATAGATGGAGCAGATGACTCTTGGATCTCGATACCAATCGAATCAAGCCACTTTTTACTGACTGATACATTGGCATTGGGGCCAAGATTGTTGATAAGATCAGCAAGTTTGATGCTGATGAAACTGGTTGAACCCTTGGGGCGACCACGACCTCGTTTTGTTGTATTACTCATAACTGGATGTAGATTAAGCTCGGACTCTGGGTGAGTCAATATTTTTTTGATTAAAAAATGAATTATTTTCCAGACCAAGATCTTTAGGTTGGGGATGTAGAGTATTTCTCTCTGCTTCCTCTGCCAGTTCATTCATGATCTGGTGATACTCTTCATACTCTTCCGGGCTAACAAAAATGGGATGTTCGAATTCCATAACGAGGCCATTATGGTTTATCGAACACCCCAATGCAAGGCTTTTTTAAATTAAATTTAAAATGATTCCCGCTGCTCCATAAGCATTGCCTTTGCTAAAATTGCATAATTAACAATATCATCGCAAGCATCTTCGACACTCTCATTTGAGACCTTCAACTCCTTATCATTTGTGAAAGACCTAATCCTTTGAATCTTATCAATGACTCTAAGCAGTAAGCCTTGCACTGGATCAATCCCAAGGACAGATGCAGCGTTAAAATTAGCGAAGGGGTCTTTCGAGGTTTTCCCTCCAGTATAATCGTTATTTTTTTGCTTCATAATCTCCCTGCAAGTATCGCAGGTGTCTTTATGCAGTTTCAATAGATCTTCAGTTGTCATAATTATTTTCTTGAGATTTTATTCTTTCTATGTGTCTGTCCCACATTCCTTCAGATGAATTTTCTTTTTCGTATTCTTTGATCAGTTCTTCAGCTTCCCTTATTCTGTTTCTAGCTAAATCAATTCTAGCTTTAGCATATACTTCAAATGGGAACTTAAACCAGCAGACTAACCCAACAATCAACCCTATTGGAATGCCAATCAGAATAGATCCCAAAAGAATAATGAGTTCTTGTATTTTATGTTTCATCAATATTACTTTTTAATTCGCTTATAGGCATGTTATACATGTTTGCATGAACTCTAAAACCATTTGATATATCTATCTGTCCCTTACGCATATACTTAGCTTTCTTAAAGTATTCGTCTTGAGTCATGTAACCACATAACCAAATTGATTTAACTTTGTGATAAGTAGTGTTTCTACCTTTCCCCTCTTTCTTGTCAAACGTGATCGAAATAAAAGCATAAACATCTGTTTTTTGATGCTTGCTGGTCGCAGCGATAGAGACTTCGTAATGACCTTCAACGTCTCTCGTTCTCCTCTTGGTTTTAACCTCAATCTTTTTTCCACTCTTTAATAAATCATAATTGTATTTCTCGTTCCCCTCATCGCAAGAAACATTATCTGCTTTTAGGTGTCTAGCTAGAGCTATTTCGCCAAGGTAACCAGCTAAATTTCCACCTCCAGATGTGATCGAATTCTTGATGGAACCTAAAGCTTTAGATTTTTTTATTGCCTCCCTCGACATCCAAGGAAAATATTTTAGTTTTTTAGGAATCATAGAAATTAATTATTTTTTTTAGTAAGAGTCTAAAAATTTTGTTTCGATTAAAAATAACATCCCATATTTGGAAATATCACAGTCGATCTGGGGGAATTGTTTTAAATGTTTTTTTGCATAGTAGCTTTTTAGAGGCTACAGATATTTCTGTTAAACGGAATTTTTCACCATGATGAATCGTGGGGCTAAAATTCTTGTATTTTTTTATTAAACGCGAAACTTCTTCCTTTGCCAAGGAAAACCACTCATGATGAAGATGTCTCGTAATACATATATGGTGCAGATACCTTTCTTTAAGTTTGCTGCCCTTCATTTTACTCTCTAATTTTAGAGGTTCTGGACTACATGCTTGGAGATTTTTAATCCTTTTATTTAAAGTCCTATAACTCTTAGTAAAGCCAATTTTCACTTTGTCTGAGTCTCCTGCTCGTAAAATATAAATCATAGCCGATCTGGGTCTTCTTCAATAGTTTCCAGCAATTTCTCCACCTTTTTCCTGCTATCTTCTTCGTATACAGCTAATTCAGCAAACTTGTGGTCTGTTCCGAATATCTCTTTCATTTTCTTTGACATCTTGGGGTCTACGTCAAACGCTTCTTGAGTGTCTGGTTTACGCCGAAACAAACCGGACAGTAATTTAATTAGTTTTTTCATGTTAAAGCTCTTTTATTCGATCAATAACCATTTGGTAGGTAGCGGCTGAAGTATCATTCTTTCTGTTGGGGGCAATCATCTCATGCGTCAGAATATTGTCAATACCAAAACCAAATTTATCCATAAGGTATTTGCATTTCTTGGCAGCGGAATCAATTTCAGCAGCACTTGGTGTGCGTTTGTTGGTATCCCCATAGAAAGAAATGCCGATACTATGACCATTTAGACCGCTTACACCTTTCCAAGAAGATCTCCCAGCATGCCAAGCTCTTTTCTTATCATAAACAAATTGTGTGCGAGATCCATCAGGCGCAATAAGATAGTGATAACTAACCTTGGACGCAGCATTTAAAATCCATGAACGAGTCCCATCATGACTCCCACTGCTATGATGCAGAATCACATACTTAGGTTTGATGGGTCCAGACTGGTTTGGTGACGCTTTATATACTTCAGGGTAATCATCTTTAAGTTCTTGGGCTGGAGGCTCTGGCTTTTCTGGTTCACCTTTATCATCATGAACTAGATTCTCCCAAATCATTTTCCATGTAGCGGGGCCATCAATCCCGTCAGCTTTAAGTCCAAGTTTACTTTGTACCTCTTTAATGATGTCGCTTTTACCTTTGAATTTCATAAATTAAAAATTATTATTTTTTAAAAGCAGTCTTTATTCCGCACTAGTCTCGGCACTAGTCTCGGCACTAGTGCATTCCGCACTAGAAGTGCATTCAGCACTCGTATCCCAAGGTGGCTCAGAGCTGCTGTATTCAGCACTCGTTTCGGCGCTAGTTTCGGCGCTAGTTTCGGGACTTTTCTTAAACCAGCTGGGTCTTAACTTACGAAGCGCAGCGAAGAATCGAGCCATAAGTTTTTTAGCATCGAAGACTCTGTACGTTGAAAAATCCGCTTCAGTAATTGTGTAATTTGTTGATACACTTGCCCGTGTGTCAGCGGTCACAATCATAGAGTTAATATCTGAAATATAATCTGCTATTGGAGTCCCACCTCCTGCACCACCAAATGTCCAAACAGTCACAAGTACAGGCTTGCCTTTGAAAACTAAAAATGCAGGGTTCCCGCTGTCGCCACTGATTTTATTCTCATGGAAAATAAGTCTTTTGGAATCTGTAGGTGTCTGCATCCTACCTCCAGCTCGCCAGTCTATGATGAGAGCCTTCTCTTCTTGGTCGAGACCAAGGCAAGGTATCCTGCCGAAGGTATCTAAATAGTCATTGAAATTGCTAGGCATTACAGAGCAAGGCTTTATCGTAGAGGGAAGGTCACTGTCTAAAGTATAGATTGTTAAGTCTGGACTGTAGTTTCTACATTCGGGATGTCTAGCTTTCCCTATCACAGTGCGGTCATGGACTATACCGTTTTTCTCTACAAACCTAACGACTGTACCTACAGAATACTCGTAGTGCGCTGCACCTATAATATGCCTTGGAGTTACTAGCGTCCCCGCTTTCTTATGGCCACCACTACTATTCCAAGGAGACATGCATGTGATGTCTAAGTCTCTACACCATAAGTCAGGGTTTCTAACATAAGCTGGGTTTGCATGATCTTGAGAGGCGAACACCTTGCCGTTAGCCTCCATAGTCATAGACTCATCTAGAAGGTTATCAATTTGTTTAGAGCAGTGAAGGGAGACGGGTTTCATAATTGATTATATCTTTGTATTTAAATTTATCTAATTAAAAGTGGTGCGCCCGGTGAGATTCGAACTCACGACCAAGGGTTTATGAGACCCCTGCTCTAACCACTGAGCTACAAGCGCATTAAATATAAATTCTTTTTACTTCACTTTCTCTAACCTCCACACTAGATAGCGCTCTTTAGATTCAGGAGGAGCTTTAACTGCTTTCTCAACTTGCGATCTTGTAATCTTGTCATTTTTAGATGTAAAAGTTACGGTAACATAGCTCGGAATTGTAGCCCATCTAATAGGCTTATATTCTTCTCCTTTTTTAATACGGATTTGAGATGCTTTAAATGTTTTTGTCAATACCTCCCAGACATGGGTTCTACCTTTGCCAACTGATATCCCAGTCATTATTGAAGTATATTTTGTCTCCGCAATTGCTGCTGTTGTCAAGCCTAATAAAGCTACAAGCGTAAATAATGTTTTGCTTCGTCCCATTTTTTATTAGTATTTTTTAAAGTTTGCAACCCGTAGGGGGATCGAACCCCTATTGCCAGAATGAAAATCTGGAGTCCTAACCATTAGACGAACGGGTCTTAAGTGGTAGCTCTGGAGGGGATCGAACCCTCACGATCTAGGATCAACGGATTTTAAATCCGCAGCGTCTACCAATTGCGCCACAGAGCCTAAATTTACTTGGCCGATACTACAATATATTCGTGATTATCTTGATAGCTGTGAGCGTAGGTGATACAATCCTTGAAATTCCCATGATAATCAATAAACGAAGCATCGACAACTAAGAAATCACCGTCTGGAAGAGGATACTTATCTGCACCTTTAGCCAAGTGAGTCGAAGAGATTCTCCAACCGTTCGCGTCTCTCTTAACCAAACTTTTAAAACGCTTCATTTCGGCGGGATGATCATCCTCATTGAAATGACTAAGCATTTTCTCTAGTTGAAACTTGGTCAGAGACACGCAAGCCTCAACTTTTTCTGGATAAACAATCTCCTCTTGAATGACTGTTTTAACTTCAGGAGTCTTAAAGGAACTCCAAGTCGCAAGCGCACAAAGCGTTAGTGATATAGCTAAGAATAATTGTGTTTTCATTTGTTCTTTCTTTGTTTTCAGGACTCTAAGATAGAAGCTCATCTTTGTCAAGCTCCTTTGATAAAAAACATGGTGTAGAGTCACCCATCCACGCTCCTATTTGATTATAATAAAAAAACTCTTCTGCCTCGTCTCTATCCATGTCTTGGGATTCCAGTTTACAAAGAACTTTTTCCTTATCATAGCAGAGAATCGGTTCTTGACCAGCCCTCTCTACTAGCCCGACAATACAGTCATCGTAGCCGTCCATTTTTATTAATTCTTTATTCATCTATGAATTAAAACACTTAATTAGTAATACTAGCATCGCAATCAGTGCGATTAACAAAGAAAGCTCTTCAGTATCCATTTTTAATCTTTAATATTCAAAAAACGACTCTTCAATACCACCCATAATATTGTCTTCCTCTAATGGACAATTGCTCAGAATGTTAGATAACATTTCATCTTCCTCCTCTGTAGGCTGTTCAGAGTCATCAAGGATATTCTGGAATCTTTCTATAGAACCAAAGTTATCAATAATATCTCCGTCCTCCAACTCATAAGTGCGAACTTGCTGAAGAGAGCGGAGTTCAATTTTTTTAATTTGCATAATTTATTAAAGATTAAAATTACTCTGTTATGAGGGTATCGCCAAAAACTTTCTTTGCGAGTTCTCGTTGATTACCCGAAATACGTGTTCCATTAGGATGATATGCTTTAAAATTCTTAACTTTTTCCCCTCGTATCCAAACTAGAGATATGTGTTTTTGCCCGTTCTCATGCCATGAGTCAAAAGGCCCATGAAGTTTCCCGTTTTTAATCCCAGATTTAACGAGAGGTTCGCCGTTTGGATGAAACCTAACGGCTATCCCTGTAAATAAGGAGCCTTTCCCCATATTTGCAGACGTATGAAATGTAGCCGTAAGATAATTAGTGTGTAAATCCTCACCGTTTACAGTCGGCCCGTTTGGATAATCTGGATAATCTTCATAATCTGAGGTGCGAGAAACATACGTCTCTACTACACGGTAGATTGATAATGAAGTTAGGATAGCGATTACTGATAATATTACTGCTTTTTTCATAATGTTTTGTGCCAACTATTTAAAGTGTGCTTAAATGGATTCTCTTCGATATTCTCAACCAAGTCAAGCATCTTTTGAGCGATTTCTCTAATTTCTTTCTGAGCGTGTTCGCTATTCCTAAGTTTTAGGAAGTTGGCGAAGCTTCTCATGTTGAATTGAACGTCTGCTTGAATGCGACTATTGTAAGTCTTAAAGAACCGTGCGGATTCCTTTGCTCGTTTACGCCCTAACTCTGGCTCAAGTTCAGCGATGCATTGGTGGTAAAGCTCATTCCCTTTTTGTGTATAAGACACTAACATTTCCTGCCAAAAAGCTGGCCAATCTTCAGGAATAAACATTTTAT